TGACAGCCACAGAAACCCAGCGAGCCCTTACGCAGAAGCGTAATGAGCTTGCCGCCATTTGGACAAAATACGCCACGGGCGAGTTCGACGCGAAAACCGGCGCGCCGCTCTATAACCTGCCCGACGGCATGGAGGCGGAAATCGACGCTCGGCAGAACGAACTCGCTACGCTTCAGGATGAGTTTGTGGTTCTGAACCGGGCCGAGGCCGCGCAGAAGAACCAGCAGGAAATCGCCAGTCTTAATCAGATCAACCGCCGCCACATGGCGAGCGATGGCCGCCCGCCCTCTTATGAGGGCAAGTCCTTCGGCGAGCTGATCGTCGGCGACTTCGCCTACAAGAACCGCAAGCAGAACGGCAACGGCCACTTTGTGGTTGATCTGTTCGACAAGGTTGACCTCAAAACGCTGCTGACTACGGCGGGCACACCCGGTTATGTACCGGCGAACCCACGTTCTGATCTGGCGCTGCCATATCTCACGCGCCCGATTCGTGTGCCGGACATCATCCCGACCGTGAATACGGATAACTCCGAAATATCGTGGATGGAGCAGACCAGCTTCACAAACAATGCCTCCATGACGGGTGAAGGCTATACCAAGCCGGAAAGCGCCGTGGACTGGGATGAGAAGACGACCACGGTTCGCAAGATCGCGACGTGGATACCCGTCACCGAGGAGCAGGTGGACGACGTTCCCGGCTTCATGCAGCTCATCAACAACGACCTGACGACGATGATTAAGCTGAAGGAGGAGGACCAAATCCTCAACGGGACCGGCGTCGGACAAGAGCTTACCGGCATCCTGCAAAACGCCAATATCCAGACGCAGGCGTTCACGACCAACAACGCCGACACGGTGATGTATGGCATTACCAAGGTCGGCTGGACGGCGTTCGGTAACGCTTCGCACGTCATCATGCATCCGAACAACTGGCAGGTGTCTCGGCTTGCCAAAGGGTCGGTCAATTCCGACTATCTGTTCGGCTCGCCCATGATCGACGTGGCTCCTCGACTGTGGGGCCTGCCGGTCATCCTGTCTACCGCGATTGCGGCGAATACGGCGCTGGTCGGTGACTTCAATATGGGCGTGACCATCCACCGCAAGATGGGCCTGCGCGTGGATGTGAGCGACAGCCATTCGACGTTCTTCGTTGAGAACAAGCTGGCAGTTCGAGCAGAGACTCGGCTGGCCTTGCAGATCAAGCGCCCGTCCTTCTTTGTGAAGCTGACCGGCCTGTCGTAAGAGACGGCGTTGCAAGAGGAAACATTGGACACGGCTAACCCTGATCTGTGCCAACAGACCCCTCCACCGGACCCGCCACACACGGGCGAGGTGGAGGGCCTTCCTCTTGAAAGCGAAGGCATCCAAGGCAAACACATAGACGGCCCGCCTGAGACGATGCACATACCGGGGCCTGAGCAGACGAAGAGGCTGAGAGTACCGAGGCGGCGAAGGCGGAAACGGAACACAGATGGCGACCTGGCCGGACGCAAATGAGTTCATACGGTTTCTGGCCGGCGCAGGGCTGCTATCGGACCCGCCGACCGCTGTTCAGGAATACATCGACCTGGAAGCGGCGCTTACTGCCGCTGTCGAGCGGTGGAACGAGTTAACGCACTACTGGCCGTTCCTATCGACTGGCAACGTGAACGAGAGCCGGTATCTGTCGCCACGGGGCGGCAATATCTTAGACCTCAAGAGTGGGCTGTTGACATTCACCAGCCTATCGACTGACTTGAGTTATGACAGCGTGACGGGCTCGCTCGGTGGGGGGAACCAGCGGGTCAACATTCAGGATTTCCGGCTAATGCCGGAGGACGCGCCGCCGAAGGGGAAGCCCTGGACATACATGGTAACAGGCTGGACGTTCTGGGGCGATGCGTCAAGCATCATCGTTACCGGCGAGTGGGGGTTCTGTCGCACAACGAACCTGCCGGAAAGCGCAAGGCAAGCGGTAATGGCTCTGGCGGCGCAGGCGATTATGCCGCAGTTGCAGATGTACGGCAGTCGCGGCGGGCTGGTGATGCTTCAGCAAGGCGACACGACAAAGAAGTGGGGATCATCGTCGGATATGAGCGCGGGGTTCAAGTCCATCGTGGATATGGCGCTGTCGCAGGGCTTCGTTAGGATGAGGATAGCGTGAGCCTGGTTCCATTCACAGCGGACATAAAGCGGGACACGATGACGGCCACGGCGGGCGGTGGTGAAACGGCGGTCAGCAGCACGGTATATTCTGGCCTGAACGTGACGGCTAACTTCCCGGACAAGAACAGTGTGAGCCGCAGGGAGAGTGCGAGAGGGCAGAATCAGGGGCCGGGTCCGCTTACCCGCTCCGATAGAGTGATTGTTCTCGACCCGTGGGACGGAACGGTGGTAATCCGCGTGAATGACCGGGTGGTGCCGAACCCGGCCAAAGCGGAACTGCCGACGGCATGGAAGGTGGTTGGCGTGCGGCCTTACGAGGGCGAACTGCAGCTTGACTGTGAGGACGTTTCGACACCTACGGCGGTGACGTGATGCTAGAAGGCATGCCCGGTATCCAGCGCAACCTGCGCGCGATGGTCACGCGGATGGAAAAGCAAGCGGCTGACGCGGCTGACGAGACCGCGAAGTACCTTGCGAACACGGCGAAGCAGATTGGACCGTGGACGGACAGGACGGCGAACCTGCGGAACTCCATCAATGGCACGAGCGGGAGCGTTCCAGGCGGATACCGGATAGTGGTGTCGGAGAGCATGACGTACGCGCCCTTCGTGGAGGAAGGCACCAGGCGCAGCAGGCCGTACCCGGCGCTGTGGCCTGCCGTAGCGGAGACCGTGAATAGCGGAACCGCGATGGCGATATTCAGGAGACACCTGCACCTATGAGCGCGATTGCCGGGGCGCTGAATATAGCGATCCTGGCGCGGCTCCGGGGAACGGAAGTCTTGACCGGCGACCAGTTGACCGCGCAGGGCGTCACGAACGCCGTACCGTGGCGACTGGGCACGATGCGCAAGAACGGGGCGCTGCCTGCGGGCACGTTCTACGAAGACGCGGGAATAGACGCCTTTCCTGCCGCGCCTGACGTGGGGATTTTGCAGTACAGCATTCGGCGGTTCGAGTTCTGGAAAGCGGGTACGGACGACACGTTCTTTTCGGGGATGCAGAACGCGCTGGAGCTGCTGTTCGATGAGCGCAGGGGCGCACCGGCGCTGACGCTGACGGGTGACGGGAAAGTGTATGAGAGTGCGCTATTCGTCGGGATGCAGGGGCCTATCCCGGACGATGACATAAACGCAAACGTGGGGCTCATGTCGTTTCGGTTCGTGGAAGCACGGCCATATTAGGCCATTAGGCCATAGGAAGGTAGATCGGGGATGCCAACTCAGCAAGGGGTTTTGACCAACCTGGACGGGTTGGTATTCGCCAAGGGGTTCATGTACGGCACGATCAGCGGTCATGCCGCAGACGCTATTGCGTTCGGGGCGCTGCAGGGCGTTCGCCTGTCCCACTCTTTCACCTTTGAGGACATCTACGGGCCGGAAAGCCTTGCGCTCCTGGGCCGTGGCGTGAAGACAGAGAACCTGTCCGGCTCGTGGAACAACGGCGTCGTCTCGCCGGAACAGCTCATCCAGCTTATCGGCGGCGGTCAGGCGTACAACGCGGGCACGGATACGACGACCTTCACGAAGTACGTCAATCAGGAACCGCTCCCGTTCGACCTCAAAATCAACAGCGACCTGAACAACCCGGAGATGCAGATAATCCTCTACCGCTGCACCTCGCCGGGCTTCAATATCGCGCTGGAGAACCGGACCTGGGTAATGGGCGACGGCTCCTTCGATGTGGCCGGGGAAGCCAACGGCGGTCGGCTGTTCTCCGTGAGCAAGGCTGGAAATCAGACTAATTCGAGCTAGCAAACCGTACCACTGCCGGGAGCCAAACGCCGAGCGTGTTTCGTCCTTTCCACGCTTACCGTCCTCCTACTCCCGGCAGTGTGTACGCCTTACAAGCGTACACCGGCAGGAGGGCATGAAAGGACTTCCCGCCGTTGGGAGGCGGCGACACATGAACGGACTACAACTGCTGGCTGGCGGCTTCTTGGCAGGGCTATTGTTTGGGTTTGGCCTGAGTGTTCTGATTGCCCATCTTCGCCACCCACCTCGTGCGCCTTGGACACCCACACAACCGTGGCCTGCTCCTCCACCTTTGCCTACCGTCGTAATAAGCGTAAAAGACGGCAATCAGCAAATACGGGACGCAGCGCGAAAAATAGCGCGCGAGATTGAAATGCAGTCCCACCGCCCGAAAGGGGGCGGGCTGTGAGCCAGTTGAGAATCTGCGCTCCGTTCCGCCCCATGTCCGGCTATGCGAAAATGGGCCGCGCGGTTCTTCGCACGGCGCTCGTGGCCGGTTACGACGTTCAGGCTGTAGAGAGTGACCTGCGGGTTGACCTCGAAGGCTGGCACGACGGCCGGGTAACGGAACGCTTCTTCGTACCTCCACCGTTCATTCGACTGCCCGACGACCAGGACGCGGAACTGCACGCCGCCGAGCGTAACGTTATTGCGCCCGACGCGCCGACACTCCTCATTCAGCTACCTGGCTGCCTGTCCAACTGGCGGCAGTACGCCAACGGGCCGATGCTAGGCTGGACGATGACGGAGAGCGATAACCTCTGCCCGTACTGGCAGCACGGTATCCGTAACGTGGACCTCGTTCTAGCGCCCTCTGAGTACGTGCTGGAGACATTCCGGCGCGTGGTGCCCGAAACACCGTCGATGCTCCTGCCATTGCCCGTAGACGACCGGCAATGGTCACCGGAAGAGTTCCGCGAGAAGATACCGCGTATCGACCCGCGCCCGGTCCCTAAGTTCCTGTTCCTGTCGGTGTTTCAGACCTCCCAGCGGAAGATGTGGCGTGAACTGATGACCGCCTTCGCGGAAGAGTTCTGCGACGACCCGGATGTGGGGCTGATAGTGAAGCCGACCAGCGGCGACGAGGTATGGCCGCTCCGTGACCACTGCCGCGAGATGGGCGCATGGATACACGTTGACGTGGAGAAGCGCACAGATTGGATGCTAGGGGCGCTGTATCGGGCCTGCAACGTCTACGTGCAGCCTTGCTCGGAAGGGTTCGGCCTGACGTTCGTAGAGGCGGCTATGTGTGGCCTGCCATCCGTGACGATAGACGGCGGCGGCGCCCGCGACGTGGTCAGCGAGGATACCGGCTATATGGTGCCGTCCTTCATGGGGCCTATCGTCGGGCACATGCCGCAGGTGTACGACCGGAAGCGGGACAGGTTCGCGGTATTCGAGATAGACGACCTGCGTGCGGCCATGCGGCGGGCCTATGAGGATGAGAAGGCGGGCGTGGACAAGGGCCTGACGGCGCGTACGCGGGCGCTTCAGCGGTTCACGCCGGAGGCAATCGCGCCGAAGTTGCAGGAGGCCGTGGAGATGTGCGTGGACCTTCACTCGGGGCAGGTGTCCATGACCGTGCCGCCGCTGAAACCGTCATGGGCGACTGTGGCGGGTGCGTGGGGTGACGTGTTCTGCTGTGTCGGGAAGATACGTGCAATGATGGCCGACAAGGAGATGGAGAGCATCGGCGTCATCTTCTACGGCAAGGACCCAAAGATAGCGGACTGGCTCCGTGCGCAGCCGTGGTGCCGGGAAGTGCTGGCTATCATCGAGCCGGACAAGAAAGAGATGGAGCGGGTATTCGCGCGGCTCTGCCAGTGCCGGCCGGAACACGGGCGGCAGATGTTTTACGAACTGCTGGAGAGCAAGCGCGGTGTCGTCGTCACAAGCGAGATTGCTTTCACGCAACTCTGCCTCGCGCGGGAGGAGGAGCCGCAGTATTGGACGGGCGCTGTCCTGCCGAAAGAGGCGCACGAGTGGGCAGAGAGCGTGAAGCCGAGTGGCGACTTCCTGCTGTTAAACCCGCTTTCCTTGGCGAGCAATAAGCTCGGTGACCACTGGCCGCATTGGTGGAGAGAAGACGGCGCGATATTCTGGCTGTTGGGCGCGTCACGCGTGCCGGTGGTGATGGTGGCCGAGCAGGAGATACCATGGCCTGAGCATCCGCGCCTCGTTAACCTGACCGGGCAGTCCCGTTCGATGATGGACGTTCTCGCGCTTGCTGAGAAGTCGTCAGGCGTCATCACGACCGGGAACAACCTGGGCATCTACGCGCCGATCGGCGGTATCCCGGCAGTGGTTGTGATGGCACGGACGGCACCGCGTGGTGGGTTCTATCACAGGTGGTATGACGGCTGGTGTACGCAGGTGGTAGACGATGAACAGGTGCGTTCGCTGGTTGAGTTCAACGAGCCGCTGAGTGATTTCAAGGACGCGGTAATGGCCCGGTTCCCGCAATTCGTGAACGAGATGCCGGACCTGCTGACCGAAGCAACCTACTACCAGAGCAATTACGGCACGGGAGGGCCGTAGGCATGGCAAAGACGAAACCGGACGAAGTGACAGAAGCACCTGTGGCACCGCCGCTGACGGACGCGGAGCAGCGGGCGCGGCTGGATGCGCTGCTGGATGAGGTGACGGCCAAGCACAAGATGGAAGGCTACAGCCTGCCGCAACTGTTAGGCGAGCCGCAGCCTTATGAGCCTATCCCCGGCCTCTACTTCAAGCGCCCGAAGTTGGGGCATAAGCTAGACCTCATGCGCCGGTACGAGGCAATGAACGCGCGCACCATGGAAACGCCGGACGCAGACCGTGACAACGCGGAGACGGTCGGACTTGTGCTGCCATTCGCCTTCGTGACGGACGGTAACGGCGGGTTCAGAAGCCCGACGGCGCGGGAGCTTGTCTATGAGGTGTTCGATACAAATGAGGAACTTGGTGAGTTCTTCGTCGCGCTCGTGACAAGCAGCCGCAAGGGAGACAAGGAGGCCGACGGCCCAAACGAGTAGACCCGGATGCGACCAGGGACGCGCTCTGCCGCATCATGGAGCGGTTCCCCGGCTATACGTTGCAACGCATCCGGGACGAATTGGACGAAGACCAGATAGACGCCATGCTCGCCTTCATTGCGAAGGTGCCTGCGCCAAACGTGCGGATGGTGGACTGGAAGTAGCTTATTGTTTCTGTTTGGCGATGAAGGTGTACTTACGAGTTCCGCCGCCGATAGTAACGTAGACGGCGACTTCGGGAATGGAGGCGCTGTAGCTCGCAGACCAACCTTCCTGACGTTCACCCTGGATGTAGGTATACGGTTGCTGACCGGGCGGCTGGACTGTCCAGAAGTCGCTGTTGGCGTCTAGTTCAATCTTGGTGACGCCGGTAGCAGGCGAGGTGAGCGTGAGAGAATACGTGGGGTTGCTGTGCGCTCCGCGTGCGATGACCGCCGTTCCGGTGCCGGCGTCGAGTTCAACATCTGGATTGGCGGCGAGGTTCATTAGTCGCCAGGTGCCGGTCCATGTACCGGGCAGGTTATCGGGGTTCGGTACGAACGGAGCGCCGCCGCCGGAACCGCAACCATAGAGCAGGGCGGCGAGCAAGAGCAGAGATTTACGAAAGTTACGCATGGGGCATGTCCTTTTGGCAGTGAGGGCAGACGGTTGCGCCCTTGGTGACCTGTTCCTTGCAGAACCGGCAGGGCGCTTTCGAGAAGGCGACGATCAGACCGCAGACTGCACTCACGAAGATTGACGCACAGATGATTACGAAGATCACGGACAAGTACGAGACATATCCGGCCATTCCTTTCCCCCTCCCAAGGGATAGTTGCCATTATACGCCATGAATAGCATCGACCTCGGAACCGCGCACGCTAGTATAGAACTCCGTCTGGATAAGCTGGAGCAGCAACTTTCGCGCGCCACCAAGGATTTCGACAAAACCAGCGATGCCATCAAACGGCGTACGGATCGACTGAAGGCAGACCTCGCGCGATCATTCAATGACCTCGGGCGCACTCTCACGGTTGGCTTGACTGCCCCTCTCGCGGCGCTCGGAACGGCGGCAATCAAAGCCGCTACCGACATGGACAGTCTGAAGCGGGGCCTGACCGCCGTCACAGGTTCATCAGCAGAGACGGAACGGCAACTGCGCCGGTTGCGCGAAGCTGCAAAACTCCCCGGCCTTGGCTTCACGGAAGCTATCGAAGGGTCTACTCGTCTGCAGGCGGCTGGTATCTCGGCGAAGATGGCTGAGCGCGCACTGCTCGGCTTCGGTAATGCGCTTGCGACCGTGGGTCGTGGCAAGGAAGACCTCGACGGTGTTCTTCGTGCGCTCTCGCAGATACAGTCGAAAGGCGTCATTTCCGCAGAGGAGATTAACCAGCTCGCGGAACGCCTTCCCCAAATCCGTGTGATGATGCAGGCGGCGTTCGGCACCTCGAACACGGAGATGCTGCAGAAGGCGAAGCTCGACGTTAACGAGTTCTTTGAGGGGATTGTTTCCGAAGCTGAGAAGATGCCGAAGGTGATGGGCGGGGCAAAGACATCATTCGAGAACTTCAGCGATTCGGCAAAGATAGCTCTCGGGAAGATAGGCGACGTGTTTCTTCCTGCCGTCACGCGCGCGCTCGACGCCATGGCTCCTA